CCCAATTCTCTCTAATGGAAAATATGCAGAAGTAAGTTTAAGTTTACAAATCTCTGAGGTAGACCCATATGATTCTACTGAAGTATTTAAGAATGGTTCTTTTAGAGGAGTTGTTCAAACTCTTAAAAAAGGTATGAATATTGAAGAATAATAAGGAGAGAGTCTTATGGATGTTTTAAAAAATAAACAATATATACAATATGGTTATTTAAGTAGATATACTGGGGTTCCTTATTATTATAACTCAGAAAAAGAAAGAGAAATCTATGGTTTAAGCCAACAAATGCTAAAAGATAGTCCATGGGTTGCACATAAAGTAAAGCCAGAAGATAACTTAGATGCGCTAGCACTTACCTATTATAATAATCCAACTTTCTGGTGGGTTATTGCATTTTTTAATAATATTACAGACCCATTTATTTCATTAAAAGATCATTTTGATATTATAAAAATTCCTAGTATTTCTAGCATAGTTTTTGGAGATCTTAGATAATGGCCTTTATCCCAAGAGAAAGAAAATCATTATTATCTAGCCAGGCTAGAATTCAAGCACCATGAATTAAAGTTACTATTGGTACTTATACTTTTGGTGTTTTTGATAAAAAAGGAAAAGGAAATGCAAAAGATAATAATGGTGCTTATACAGACTATGGGGTACAATATCCAAATTATGTAGAAAGACTTACAGTTGCTAAAATTAATGGTCAAATTAATCAATATACTTTAAGATTAACATACCCAATTAGACAATTTGATGATCCAAATTTCTTTGAAAAAGTATTTAGTTCTGTAAGTAAAACTCGTAAAATTATTTTTAGTTATGGTGATTCTTCTATGCCAGCTTATTGCTATAAAAATGAAGAAGCCATTATTACAAAAGTAACACAGCAATTTAATTTACAAAGCTCATCTATTACATACACAGTATCAGCTACTTCTACTGCTATTAAAGGACAAGTTGGTAATTTTACATTTCCAGCCCCAGACACTGCAGTTCAACCAAGTAGCATAATTCTAGATGTATTAACAAATACTACATATAGCCTTCAAACAATTTTCACTGGAATGAGCAAAGAAAATTTTAATACTTTAATTGATCGCACAGACCAAGCAGTAGTATTACAAACAAAAACTAATATTTCTCCATTAGACTATATTTCATATTTAGTTAGTTGTATGATTCCAGCTGGCTCTACAGTTAATAGTATTAGTAAAGATATTTATGTTTTAACTGTTCACGATGATACTGTGTTTGACCCAACATATGATCAAGATGCTGTTAAAGGTGGGCCATATTTTAAAGTTACTAGAACTTCTTATGTATCAGAACAAAGTGATGCGTATGAAGTTGATATTGGCTATAATACTGCAAATATTGTTTCTAATTTTAGTGTTACAAATGATGAAAACTATTCAATTTTATATAATTATTCTAATAAATTATACCCGGATGAATATGTTCGTAGATTAGATAGTAATGGACAATGGGTTGATGTTTTTGCTCCAACATTTACCTCTGGTAATGATAAGTTCTTAACCCATTCAAATGATACTACTTGATATACAAAATTAACAAAGTATCCGGTTAGTGCAACAATTACAATTCAAGGTTTACTAAGGCCTGCCACATTAATGCAATATTTAAGACTTAATGTTATATTCCCAGGAGGCCACAAACATATCTCTTCTGGATTATATATTGTTACAAAACAAGTTGATGATATTAGTAGTGATGGTTATAAAACCACACTTTCTTTAACAAAAATCTCTGGAGATAGAGAAGTAAAAATAAATCCAAATGCTGAATAATAGGAGTATTTATATATGGTAACGAAAGGCATAATTAAATCAATTGATTTTAATGGAAATACTTGTACAGTAAGACTTCCTCTTTTTGAGACTGCTGCAACAGCAGAACCAATAGTCACTACTGCAATATTTTCAAATACTCCCGGTGCATATAATGGCTATAAAGAAGAAGATGTTGTTTTAGTAGCTTTTGAAGACAATAAAGTAGAGTCCCCTGTTATTATTGGTAAATTATACTTAGGAGCTTCAAAAGAAAAGGCAGATGATAGAGGCTCTATTCTCTGCGAAAATTTAACTGCTACAGAAGAAGTTTCTATTCCAATTACTACAAAATTAACTTTAGATAATGATGCTAAAAATTTAACGCAAGTCGGTGTTGATAATGATTTATCTACCTATAAATCAATTGCTGATATTGCAAAAAGCTTACAAAAACAAGAAAGTCAAATTGGAGCAATTAATGTTAAAATTATTGATGATGGTGAAAATTTAGGCGCAAGACTTACTAAAGTTGAAAATGATAATATAATTCAGCAAGCAGAAATTATTGCTAATGCTGAAGGAATCAGCTCAGAAGTATCTAGAGCAGAGCAAGCTGAAAGTGGTTTAAGTGAAGATATTTCTTTAGTAGATCAAAAAGCAGATCATATTAGTGCTACTGTTGTGCATAGAGTAGATAGTGCAGATGAATCTGGCGGTGAAGATGGCCTCGGCTGAAATCTTACTACAGATAACTGGACTTTGAATAAAATAAAAGATGGTGTCACTTCAGAAATTTTAAAAGCAGATGAAAATGGACTTACTGTTACAGGAACTATCAAAGCTGACGCTGGTGAAATTGCTGGATTTACTATCGAAGAAAATAGATTAACCTCTGGCTCAGGAGCTCATAGAATTTCTATTCAATCAAATGGAGATACTTTTACAGTCGGTAATGATATATATACTAAAATAGAATATATTGAGTCCCATGGGCAAGAATATATTAATACTGGCGTTACTACCAACGCAGCTTCTATTTCAAAAATCGAAGCACATATTTATAAAACAAGCTCTTCTGGAACTGCAAATATATTATTTGGGCTTTATGAGCCAGCAGATCCAGGTCAACAATTTGCATTACCTGCTTTATTTTATATAGATTATGCAACAGCATCCACTCAAGTTCACCAATGTGCGGTTGGAAGTACAAATTCTAATAGACTTTTAAAAACAAATATTTCAAATGGAGCTGGCGATAAAGAAATTAGCTATGTATTAACATCTGACCCCGGCAGTATCGTACTACCAACTATCACATATACTGTTAATGAAAATTCTGCTTCCACTATTGCTCTTTTTGGTGGGACAAATACTCTTCCATATTTCTTATTTACAAGAAATAATAATGGAGTTGCAGATTCTACTGCTTTCTATTCTTGTAAACTATATAGTTTTAAAATTTGAGGTAGTAATGATACTTTAATTAGAGATTTTATTCCAGTTATTAAAAATAATATAGAATGTGGCTTATTTGACAGTGTAACTAATACTTTCTATGGAAATGCTTCTGGAAGTGGTGCTTTTACCGGAGATGAGTTTAATTCAATTTATTTAGGCAGTGATGATGGTGAAACTGCGCCGTTTAGAGTAACTAATACTGGAAAACTTTTTGCAACTGATGCTAATATTTCTGGAACTGTTAATGCAACTGATGGGAATTTTACAGGTAATATAGAGGCACAGTCTGGATATATCGGTGGCTTTACTATTGAGAATACTCAATTATCTGCAAATACTACTGATAATACGGTTATAGTGTCTCCAGAGTTAATTTGGCTACAAAATGAAACTACTCAAAATAAAGTATTATTAACAAAAGATGGCCAATTACAAGCAAATAATGCAGAAATTTCTGGGGAGATTGCTGCAGACGCTTTAAGTTTACAAGGAGTACCATTCAATATCTATGGAGTAAAACTCTCTGGAGAAGAAGAGCACTACTCTGCTGAATATACATGAAGTGAGACTGGAAGCTATCCATCTTATCATGGTATTTGCAATATTAAAATATTATGTAAAAATCCATCTAATGTAGCCACACCAGTAGCTGCTAACCGCCAGATTAATGTTACTATTGCATTTGCTTATGCTGCTGCAATGGGAGGTGGGGATGATATTCATATAGTAACCACAAACATTATTATTCCGGCAGGTCAAAGTGAGTCACCACTTACAACCATTCAAGATACATATAGCTCTAGAGTTTTTAGAGAGAATTCTAGTTATGTAATAATATCTCCTACTAGCTATATTTCAAAACAAGGCAATTTTAAAAATGAATACGGTTATTTTTTAGATAAAAATACTTGTTTTTCAAAACAGTATATATTAAATTTTAAAGAATTAGACTCCGGTATAAATATACTATCTTGTACTTTTTCACTAGCTAGGATTTCTTCTAGTGGTAGCTCCGGCGTCTATAGTGCAGTTAATTTTGATGTTGGAAGATTTGTAAGTAAAGATTTTGATGAAATTTGAGGGGTATCTGCTCATATCATCTCAAAGAATAGCTCTTTGGCAGTGTATGATGAACATACTGCTGAAGAACTTGCTGCTTTTAATACCCCGGTAGTTTTTTGAACAAATCCGGGTACTATTCTTGGCACAGATCAAGCTACAATTAAAGCAAAAGATGCAACATTTGATGGAGGCCTAATGGCTGGCTTTTATGACTCACAACAACGAGATGTACGCTATAATTTTAAAACATTTGGTGGTAACCCAATTTATAATGCGGCAAATGCAATATGGGAGGGTATGGTTCTTCTTGTATATGGCACGCCAAAAATTCCTAACAATTAAAAATAGATTTATTAAAACAATTTGCTAAATTATATGATTACGGAGAGTCAAAATGAGAAGCTGAAAATTTCCAAAAATGTTCTCAACTAATAGCTCAAATATCTGAAAATCTACAGAATATCATGAAGCTACTACACAAAATACAATCTTACTTCTTCATACCACAAGAGGTGAACTTTTTGGAGATCCTTACTTTGGCTTAATGGTAAAAAGATACATGTTTGATCAAAATAATTATGTCTTACGTGATGCTATTATAGATATGATTTATACTCAACTTGCTATTTTTATTCCGCAAGTCCGTGTAAAAAGAAAAGATATTGAAATTATACAAGATAAAGAAAAAGGTAAGTTATACTGTAGATTTTCTGGAATTAATCAAATTGATTACCAATTAAATACCTATAACTTAGTACTATTAGATGAGGGAGCAGAGTAGAACTATGATAAATTATTCTGAAATAAATGCTGTAAAATTAAGCCCAACTAAAAAAGACTTTTATCAAATTTGAAATGAACTTTTAGAAACTGCTGGCAAAATTAGTGAGCGCTGGGATCCAGCTTCAACAAATGAATCTGACCCTGGCGTTGTTTTACTTAAAGTTTTAACTGCAGTCGCAGATAAATTAAACTATCAAATTGATGAAAATATTTTAGAAGCTTTTATGCCAAGTGCAGCTCAACAGGAGTCTATGAGAAAACTTACAGAAATGCTTGGCTATAATATGAAGTATTACCAATCTGCTACTGCTGATGTTACAGTTACTTATAATAAACCTATTTCAGCTCCTATTGAAGGTACTATTTTTATTGATAAATTTACTAATGTAAAAGACATTGATAATACAATTAACTATGTTACTTTAGAAAAAGTATACTTTAATAGAGACTCTACCACAAGAGTTATTCCTTGTATGGAAGGCGAACTAGTTGCATGTGAAACAGATAATGATAATATTATTTCTGTTATGCAATTAGATGATAACAACAGATACTATTTACCAGAAACTCAAATTGCTGAAAATGGTATTTTTGTTACTAATATTGATAATGGTGTTGAAGCTGAAGCTTGGGAAAAAGTTGATAACTTAAATACTCAACCAGCTGGAAAACACTGCTTTAAATTTGGTTTTGATTCTAAAGAAAATCTTCCATATATTCAATTCCCGGATGATATTTCTACTATTATTGAAGATGGCTTAAAAATTAAATATTTAAGAACAACTGGTATTAATGGTAATGTTTCTCCAAAAATTTTATGTAAGTTTGAAAAACCGCTCAGCTGGTCTGCACTAGAAAATAGTAATGATGGTTCTTCGAATGCAGAATATTTAGATCCAGATAATTATAGTGTTTCTAATGCTAGCGCAAGTAAGACTGGAAGAAACCCAGAGTCTTTAACTGACGCATATAATAATTATAAGAAAACTATTGGTACTTTTGATACTCTTATTACTTGTAGAGATTATATGAATAAAATTTATCAGCTAACTACAAATGATGCTGAAAATACAAATTTAGTCTCTAATATTATTGTTTCAGATATCAGGGATGATATTAATAAAGCTTTCACCCTTTGTACATTTGGAAAAGATGGTATTGAATATGAAACACTTGCAAGACCAATTGATAACTCTACTGCTATTGAAGTAGAAAGAGATGTCTGGAATGAAATGGAAGCAAGTGAGAGTGATTTTAATAAACTTTATAAAGTTATTGAAACTATTGAAAGTGGCAGAGAACCAAAAGTACTTGGCTACTATAGATGTATTTTTGATGGTAACAAATATGCTTATACAGAAGTCAGTTCAAAAGCTATTGACCATTTTGATTTAGTATTCTATCCATTTAAAAATACTTATGGTTTAAATTCTAAGGCTGAGTATGTAAAATCATTTAAATATAGCGATTCTAATTTACCACAAATTCTTGAAAATATTAAAGAAAATAAAACTATTTCTCATAATATCATTTCTCCTGATGGAGATGAACTTGCTTGTATTAAAAACTACTTTAATTTAAGTGCAAAAGTTACTACAACAAGAAAAGTAAATGCTATTGAACAAGCAGAAATTTTAGGAAATATCTATACAAAACTTTATGAAAACTTTAATATGCATAAAGTTGATTTTGGTGAAGAAATACCATATGATTCTATTTTAGAAGTAATGGAAAATGCTGATACCAGAATTAAAAGTATTAACCTAGAAGACCCAGAATTAGAAACAAAATTCTGTACTGTTTCTGGGGGAGAATATGCTGCTGCTACATCTGAAACAGTTGGTACTATAACAGCGGAGCAAAAAGTTGGTAATACTTATTATAATAAATTAGTTTTAAACAATGTTTTAGCAGGCAGAATTCCACTCTTTAATTATGATGGAAACTTTAAACCAGATTATACAGAAACTGCTTACCCAGCTTGAGGAGATGGGGCAGATGATTCTTATAAACTTTTATACCCAGAAAGTATTAATACAGATAAAACGAATGGTGTTTCTAAAATTAAAACTGAATTTAAAGTTAATGGTGGAAGTGCCTCAAACAAAGATATTAAATTAAATACAAATGAGATAGTTCAATTTAGACTTCAAAATTTAAAAACAGTAAAAACATACCCAGCCTATGTTAACTATTTTATTAAATTAAATGATGGTGTAGATACCCCTGCTGTACCTGCTACAATGTTTACCTTAGCTGACTATTTAGCTAAAGAAACAAATGATACTATAAATTGGCAAGCTGCTGCAGATTATCCTGCATTATTTAATCTTGGAAAAAATTATACTGTAGAACATATTGATACTGATGAAGATTTTGCTCTTGCAGTTAAAAATCACTACGCTTTATTTAAACTAATAGAAGAGTCTGGCGGAGATGAAAGATTAGTTTATTGTAGTGAACGTGAAGAGCAATATGATGAATATTGTTATATTCCATTAAATGATGTTACATTTGGTGCTTGAAGTAGCTGGGTAAAAACTTTAGTTGGATTAAATGGAGAGCCACTGCTTGGTATTTTCTATGGAAAACCTATTGATTTAACTAAAAATATTGGTTATTTAGTTGATAAAAACCATAGACAATTTATTGAGGCTAATACCTTTAAGGGCGATGCTTTACCATTTACTAAATATTATGTTCAAGATACCCATACTGAAGATAGACTTCCAGCAGATGATGTTCCAGTTGAAGATAGCTATTTAGCTGATGGCTTAGGACAAAATGCTGCTCTTATTAGTATTTCTCCAGATGAAGAATATAGACTTAAAGAAGGCGAATACTTATTAATTAACTATACAAGTTCTACTTCTTTAGAAGGAGATAGAAAAACAGTAATTAATGAAGTATACAGCTGGGATAGAACAGATGATGATGGTGAAGTTATTGGCACTATTATTAGACCAAACTTTGCTTTAGCAGATAGTAAAGCAACAAGAACAACACATGCGTATAATAAAACAAGTGGCTATGATTTCTCATCTGTTACTGGCATTGATCAGCCAGATGGTATGTTTACTCTTAATACTGATCAACAAATAGAAATTAGAGAAATTGTTCAAATAAAATTAGATAATGCTCAAACAAATATCTATTGGGAAAGAAATGATGAAGTAGTTGGAGCAAATGACAGGATTGTCTTTACTTTTGATGAAGAGCCAGAATTAATTAATGGAGAACTTATTCCTACTGCCTACACATTAAAAGATGGAGAATATTTCTATTATACTAATAAAGAAAAAACTGATATCGCTTACTATGGAGCAGGAACAAAAATTAAACGTTCTAAAGACACCCCATTAATTTTTAAATCTGTCCATGATTCTATTATAACTGCCGAAGATATTGCAACAAATGGCTTATCTGCAGCTATCCCATGGAGAACTTATAATTTTAGTACCACAGGAGATATTAAGAGACGTCTTACCCTTACTGAATATCAATATAGAAACTTAGTCCAAGGAAATATCTTAAAAGCTGTTTCAAAAACAGAGTATGACCCTACTACAATTGAATTTGACTTGGGAAATACTTGAGAAAAATGTAAGGGAGCTATTTATGAGATTGATGGAGAAACTAGTAAATTACCAGCAGTTAGCTTAAATGCTTCTCAAGAATCAGATACAATTTCCTGGGAAATTAGAACTAGACTTGAATTAAATGTTGGCCCGAATAAAGTACAACAGCTTTATAGTAAAGATGGTTGTTATTCAGACCATATAACTATTTATTATCTTGAAGGTACTACTACAACTCAAGTTGAATTAACTCCACAGGTAGACTCTGCAAACTTAGCAATTAAGACAAATAAACTTATTCAAAGTTCTAGAGCAGAAACAGATACTACTACAGTTATTTATAATGAAACCGGTGGTGTTGCAGAAAGCTACTGTGATTGCCAAGTAAAAGTCTTTAATTTACAAAATATTGTAGATGCTGAAAATAGTGCTGTTAATTTTGGTAACTACGGTGATGGAAACTTTACAAAGGTTTCATTTGACCATATGGATACTATAAAACAAGGCCTTCCATATGCATCAGTAAATATTTTAGTTCCAGAAGATAGAACTGGCATTATTATGATAGAAGATATTAAACTAAGTGCCACTTATAACTGCGCTGGAATTAGATTATTAAAATCTTCTGCAACAGCAAGTAATCCAAATGCCCCAGTCATTTACAATAATGAAAATAGTTGGTGGGATGGAGAAATCCGTCAAAAAACTATGTGGGCAACAGAGGGCAAAGTCTATAATGAAAATGAACTTGGTATTAATAAGTTTAATGAATTAAAAGCTCACCTTTATATTAGAACAGAAACAGCTGCTCCAGAGGATCCACCAGTAGTTACTGCTCTTGCACGCTATGACTATGATAATGAAAAATATTATGAGTATGAATCAGCAGCAAGTAAATCATATAGTTCTACAGCTATTTACTGTGAACTTCTTGATGAGGGCGGAGACTGTGATATTTATATGCTTAAGCCAGGAATTAATATTGTAGCACTTACTGGTACAAGCAGACTTGAGTTTATCCCAGATGATGAATATTCTGATAATGTTATTTTTGGTAACTTAGATATTATTTATACTGATGAAGATGCAATTAATCCAAAGCTTTGTTACAAAACAATAGATGAAGCTACAGTAGATGCTCAAATTCTTGCTGATATTAGCAAAGTTGATTTAGAGCATAAATTCTATTATAATGCTATTATGAATAATGATACTATGATTGATTTGAATTTAGCAGATCCAGAAGATACATTAGAAAATCCATTCAACTGGTTTGATTATAGTAATGTTAATAATAAATTTGTTATTTCAGAAATTAATGCTGATTACTTACCAATTGGTGTAACTATTGCAAGAGGTTCAAAACTTAATTAATTATGATTAGTTTACAAAATTTTACTCCAGAAGTATATTATAAAGAATCAAGAGACTTCCAATTTATTGGTAGATTATTTGATTTAATTTTGAACTACTCAAAAACAAATGCAGATTTAATCTATGCTTTACCTTTTAGTGATAATTCAGATGATCAACTTATAGAATTACTATCACTTACTCTTGGCTTTAAAGCAAAAAGAAAATATACTACAAGACAGCTCAGGGCTATTTGCTCTGTATTTTCTGAAATTATAAGAAACAAAGGAACAGTAAAATCATTCTTAATTGCATGTGCTGCAATCTTTAATGCAGAAGGAATTAATACTGAAATTGA